GGTTGTAGCTCCTCGCCTTGTGGTAACGGTTGCATATCGTTTAGCTCACGACCTTCATTGACTGTAATAATACCAGACTCAACACCGAGTTTGGCTCTTTGCATCTTGTGTAGTGGCGACTCCTGATCCACAGGCTCAAACATTAGTGGTGGCAAGTCCGACAGCTTGTGAGCAATACCCATTAGTTCTAAATGGTCGGAGAATAACTCACGGATTTTTTCTGCTACAATGTCTTGTAGGCGTTCAATAGACATAACCGACCACATATTAGCATTGTAAGTAGCTGCAAAGGTTGAGCCTCGCTCTTGACCTGCTGCGACTCTCGGCACATTGAGAACGGCTGATATGTCAGCATTGATTGAGTCCAGGAAGTTTGTATCATCGGGAATGCTGTTGCTCATGTCGACATGGTGCATTTCAACGTAATGTGGTAAAATTGGTATTTGGTCTGCACGAAGGTTCTCCATTAGACTTCCGACCTGATCCATAATGTGAGTTAGCCTATCCCTTGCTTCTTCTGGGTCTGGTATGCCTTCAATAGCTTCTTTACCTATCTTGATGTATTGACGAGTTAGAGCGTCTTGTAGGGCTATGCGATTGTTTATTGTGTTATACTTGGCTCGGATTGCTTGTTTAAGGGAAGTAAAACGAGATGCGCCCCAAACACCGTAAGTCCATCGGCCTAAGTAGTCTTGATACCAATTAGAACGGGCATCAAGGCGGAAGTGTAGTATCTCATCAGCAGGGAATGTTTGCATATCTATCTTCTGTTCACGGAAGCGGTAATACTTGGCTTCCATGATTGGGTTGTCCTCTGTGGCATAAACACCAGAGTAGCCGACTTCAAGTGGTTCTCTATCGTCTGTAATGGTGATTTGTTTGATAGGAAGCGATTGAACCCTACTAATGCCATCACCCGCACGACCTACGAGCTTGTTTATACTGTTGCCATACACCATGAGATCACGCATGGTTGCTATAAGCAAATCATCAAAGTCAAGTCTTTCCTCGACTAACTCTTTGATTGCTGAACGGATAGTGCCGTTCTTAGCCTTCTTGTAGTCAATGAAGTAGTTATTGGCTGTCAGTGATACAGATCGCACTGCACCGTTTAACTCTGGGTCGAGCTCCACCATAGCGTCATAAATGTCAAAGTCATTATCGTAGTTTGATGTGGTTCGCAGTTTGTTTGTGTCCTTTACGATGTCGCTAATACCTGCGATAGCTGCGAAGGAATGTTGTTGGTGGGGAAGGGCAACGTGAGAGGTCTTAGGAGTCGGAGTAGTAGGTGAAACAGGCTTGCGCCTGGAAACCGCTTGAACAATGCGTTGCCGAATCCCCATGTTTAGTTTGATGCGGTGTGCGATTCTTCAAGGTGTCTATTGTGTAAAGGCCATAAAAGCAAGTAAGATGAGTCCGATAACCCCTCCTGTTTGAGCTACTTTTCGTTTAACATAGCGTTCAATGGCAAAGATAGGGCTATCCTTTATTTGCTCAATGCCTGTGCGTATATCATGCACGTCATTTTCAATAGAGGTGAGTCGTTCTCCGTGATTCTGGAGGATCAAGAGAACGGCATCATCGGCCATGTTGAAAGGTAATACGTTGCGATATGTAAAGGTGAGAGTAGTGGATAATAAAACAGTACATGAATTAAATGATGAATCGGGAACAATAATTGTTACGGATAGCTGGCCAGAAGGCGATCCAGACGAAGGTTATGGTCCTTGCATCAATAAAGACAAATGCGGGAACAACAAATCATGGGAGACAGGAATACATCAGTTTTGTGTGCCTTGTTATCAAAAGTGGGCTTCGGCCTGGTTTAGAGGGAGTAGTGAGGAAGAATGAACTGTTTATGCGGAGCTGAATTGATTTGGGGTGGAGATCATACATTTGAGGATTATGGGATTGATGGAGAAGGCATTGTATCTAATCTGTCATGTCCGAGCTGTAATAACTATGTGTTGCTGTATCAGCCCGAACCTTGATGTATCGCAGTTAGCGTAGTTTAGGCTATGAAAGGCTTTGCTTTTGAGCGTTCAAGACATGACGTAGGCTACTTCTATGAATGGCTCGGCTACAACAGAGGCGAGCATATAGACGAATGGCTTGAGTTATACGGAGATCGTAAAGACGCACAGGTTCACAGGGTTTGCATTATCGCACCCAGAGATCATAGCAAGTCGACTACACTTAGGATAAAGCTGCTGCATCAAGCTTTGTTTGATAGGTGGCGCAATAAGCCGTTTACTTGTTGGTTGTTTTCAGCGTCAAAGGACACTGCGAGTAATCGATTGAATGAAATTAGGGAAGATTTGACCAGGCACCCCGAATTACGGCAATTCATTGATGATAAGCGGGGAGGTAAGTTTGAACTTCGTCTTACGAATGGGGCCTGGATTAAGGCAACAGGTATGGGCGCAGCTATGCGTGGTGAGCACCCTGCCTGTATTGCTCTTGACGATGTGCTTACAGACATGGGCGATACCCCTATGGATTCTGTAAGGGATTGGTTGAAGAAGGTGGTTACACCTATGCTAAGTCCAGGCACCAGCTTATACTGCGTTGGGACACCAATGAGCGCAGTTGATCTATATCATACGGAGATGTTATCGAATGAGGCGTGGAAAAGCGGAACATGGTCGGCTATACCTAATTGGGATCAGTGGAGAGCAAGCGCAGGGGAGATTGAGCCTGTGGTTCTCTGGCCAGAGCAGAGGAGCTTGGCGTTTATCATGGAACAGAAAGGGGCTATGGGCGACCTGGCCTTTGCTCAAGAGTATTTGTGTAAGGTAATGGATGACGATTCAGCAGCCTACCCCAGAGCGCACACCAGGAAAAACTTGAACATGGAAGGCGGTCTTGAGTATTCTAAAGATCATGGCGGTAAGTATGTGATAGGGTTTGACCCTTCGCATGGATTAGGACAGGATTACTCGGTGGCTATCGTCGTAAGGCAAGACGAACAGGGCTACTTGCACGTTGTCAATGTGTGGAGACGCAACGATTTTCCGCCAACAAAGCAAACCGAAAAAATTGTGGAATGGTGCAAGATTTATGGAAATGCTACGCTTTCGGCAGAATCTTCTGGTTTTCAGCAATTATACGAGAGTTTGATTTCGCAGACAGGAGCAGTGGTTGATTACAGGCCGAGCAAGGTTAGCAACAAAGGACTGAAGCAAGCTTTGTTGAACAGGCTTCGGGTTTGGTTTGAGCAGGGCAAGATTGTATTCCCCTATGGCAACCACGACACAAGACGAGTCATTGATGTGCTACTTGACGAGCTAGAATGCCATGTCTGGAAAGGTGGCGACATTGTGGACTTAGGAAAGCATAACGATACGACAATGGCGTTAGCTCATGCCATAGACTGCTTCTCGCATAGAGAAGGCGCAGCTGCACCAATAGCTGTCGGCAAGGCAAAGAGCAGTGGGTGGACTAAAGGTGGCAAGACAAGAGACAACAGACGACCAAAACCAGGAAAGTATGTGGGGCTATGGTGAATGCCAAGAAAGAGCCTGGCCGATCATGTGCAAGAGGTTCTTGGGGAAGAGTATCTGGAAGCGAGTCGGATCAGAGATAGATTGCATGATGTGATGAGAGGTGGGACACCGACGATTAGAGAGCTTACCTCGCATTTGAGGCGCAATAAAAATGTGATTTCAATAAGAGCACCTGCTGGTAAAACGCAGATAAAAAAATACGCACGAAAAAAAATCCCAGAAAAAAAATTATAGAAAATTTTGCGGGAGGGTGAGCGAAGTAGCTGCGTGTTTTTTGCCTGGTTTTTGGCGGCTACGTCAAGCAAATAGCTGTTAGGTATATAAGCATTATGCAAATTTGCACATGGGATATTTTGCATTATGTTTATATACTATGACTTCTCGGCCAGGCGAGCTCGGAGCTCCCTGTGGCTGATCTTCTCTAAATTTTAGATCACAAAACGCCTTGAATGTCTTGCAGTAGGTCGGTTTTTTGAAATTATCTTTTTGTCTGGAAGAGATTTCATCATCTGCTTAATTCTTGAGGTGGTAGTGGTTGAACCTCTGCCGTCGTTCCGTGATCTAACAGACCCACAAGAACAGACGGAAACCAACGCCCTCAAAGTGGGGTATCTATGAGGGATTATCTGCGATACCCTTTATAGTGGGGTAGTGCTACGATTAACCATGACGGAGACAGAGAACCCGACAAGCCCGACACTAACCGACCTCATTCAAGAGAGTAGCAACAAGAGCGCACTTATTCGCCTTGCTACTTTCAAGGACATGATGACGAAGGCGAGGGCTTTCATTATCATGCAAGAGAAAGAGGGAACAATCACCAAAGAAGAAGCAGAGGACACCATAAGAGCATACGGACACATTGAACACGGAATCATTGAAGAAGATGGCTCGTTCTGCTGTGGCGACTGTGGCAAGGGAAGCCTTCACATTTTCAGCAACGACGACGGTCAATGTGCTTGGTGTGTTGAGGGCGAGATGGAGACATTGAGCGAGGTGGTCGCTTGAATAAATCAACCGCTTTCATCAATCAATTGAACGGCACTGAATATGATGTAATCGTTAGCAGTCTCTATATTGAGGGCAGTCTGGAACACGACCAAATCAATGATGCTTTAGAGTCTCGTCTTTGTGATCTATCCGACATTATCCCCAACACAATCAAGGCCATTATTGAGGGTGTATTTGACAACGAAGATGAACCCGTCTGTGTCTGTGCTGACTGTGGCGTAATCTGTGAAGAAATCACCCTTGTAGGCTTGAGGGATTTGGGGAAGTGGGCTAACTGCCACAACTGCGACACCATCACAGGCGTTGAATTTGACTCCGACGACCTGCCAAACGGTTCAAACTTTGATTATCAATTCCTCTTGAGGCATTGGGGCAAGAATCACACCCCATCATTGAGCGAAGTCATTGAGTGCCTACGATGGGAACAATTGAACCCGCCTCGCCTCTGTCCTCACTGCCAAGACTTGAGAGGCGCAGAGGTTAGAATCAACGATCTAAACGAGGAAGAAAGCCCCGACATGAAGGGCATTTGTTTAGACTGTGTTGAGGTGATTGAATGAGTAAAGTAAGAATACACCGAAACCTCAACGGCAACGCTTCAAACGGTTGGGTCATTACTCCGAAAGGTGGCAAACCTTACAGAGTAAGCGAGGCAAAAATGCTGATCTTTTCCACGAAAATAAGCGCGCCGACTCTTGAAAGAATCCGCACCAAAAAAGGCGATCTAACTTCAAGAGGTTCGCAGGGACTCGGTAAAAGAACGGTTGGCGCGTGGCTTGTTGGCGAAGTCCTTGAGCCTGTGCCAAATTCGCCCCATATCTGGGGGCGTGAAAATGGCGATACCATCCACTTCAACCCGTTCAAGGATGACGAGTTTCAAATTCAACACAAGGGCAATTTTTACCCGTACACTGGGGGAGGCATCCTTCATTTCAAACCCTGCGGAGGTGTCGCGAAACTCTCTTGATTAGATCGTGATTTTTGCGCCCTGTCTGGAATACTGACAGTTTAACGTGAGGCTCTCATTCGCTGGGAGCTCCCTCGCGGACAGCTTTTTGAAGCTTAAAGGCGCAGCTTTTGACGAAATCCCCGCGACTCTGGAAAATTTGAATTTTCAATTTTTTTCGCTGATCTTTTTCGCTGATCTCGGATTTTTTGCGCTGAAGTTTTTTCGCGCTGTAATTTTTGGCCCAGGTAATTTTTTTACACTTGATTTATTTTTTACACTTGGTTTATTTTTTACATTAGGTGTAGCCTGGAACACCAGGTTTATTTTTTACACCAAGTTTATTTTTTACACTAAGTATCAAAAAAACTGAGCTCTTGAATTTTCAATAAATGCTTTTTGAGAAGCGATTAAAATTAGCTGTCTCTCACACAGCGTTTAACGTAATTTCAAGAAAAATTGCTGATCTTCAAAAGTGCGTTTTTGCACTATGCCTAAAATAGCCCCATAAACGGCCTGTACGGGCTTTGAGGGGGTCGCGTGTATGATTAGACCTCTTACCCCCTTCGCGTGGATTCTGGGAGTTTTGCCCTTTCCGAGCGTTTTAACGGGGTTTCTGGGCGTTTTGTCTCTTCCGTAGTGGTAAGGACTACCCCCCTTATTTAGTGGCTTATTTTTGCATTATTTTGAACAGGCTCGCAGTGTCCCGTTTTTCATTGTCTGGAGGATTTTCAACGGTGGCCTTTAATATGAGGTAGTGTTTAGGCTGTTCATGGCGCAATATGAACGACCAAAGGGGGCAGTATATCTTGATGCAGTGCTTGAGGGCATGGCAGAGACGAACAGAGATTACCGAGACGGAAACATTGAAGATTTACCTATCAATGTTCACTGCTTGGAGGTTTACGATCTGGAAGAAGAAATAACCTTCACAGATTACGACGAAGAAACAGGCGAAGAAATTGAAATTTCATCGGGAGAAGTTGAGACAGTCGGCAAAGGTTTCTTAATTACTTGGGGCGGTCCCGAAGCCCGAATATATACCAAAGATGAAGGCGATACTTATTATTTCCAATATAATGATTGGTTCGGTTCTGATCTCTTTGAGACTCGTCTTTATGGCCGAGATTATGAGATCGTGTCGGAAGTTTTCTCTATTGTCTGGGAGTGCTGAAAATGAGCCTCACAGAAAACACAGACGGAAACAGATTCAAGGTTATGGTTGATTATCAACCTTCAATGCTTGATAAGTATTCAAGCGAAGCACTGCCGAGAATGCTTAACACTATCCTATATGAAATCAAAGAACCATACGACGGGGGCAGTGGTAGCGGTGGCGATTGGTGCGACCTTGACGCGTGGTATGAGTCTTATGATGATGCAGAGTTTATTTATTCAATGCTTTGCGATCTTT